CTGGCAGGCGACACCGGCCTGAGCGTCACGGTCCGCCCTGGCTTCGGCCTGATCAACGGCGCCTTCGCCTATGATCCTGCCCCTGCCACTTTCCAGCTGGCCGCAGCTCCAACGAGCTACAGCCGCATCGACCGTGTTGTGCTGCGCTGCAACTACCTGGAGCGCCTCTGCGAGATCATCGTGAAGACCGGCACGGCAGCGACAACGCCCCAGGCTCCGGAGCTCATCCAGCCCGTCAGCGGCGACTACTACGAGCTGGGCCTGGCAAATGTAACGGTCAGCGCCAACCAGACCGTCATCACTCAGAGCTCCATCAACGACACCCGCCCCAACAGCGCAGTCTGCGGCTACATCACCCAGTTCATCGACAGCATCGACACCGAGGCCTTCTATGACCAGTTCAATGCCTTCTATGCTGAGTTTGTGGCCAAGTCCAACGCCAGCTACTCCCAGTTCGAGCAGATGGCCAGGGCAGCCTATGACGGCTTCACGGCTGCCATCGACGAATACATCGAGGCGCTGGAGACCAAGGGCAACACAGAGCTGACCGCCGTCACGGAGGCCATGAAAGAGTTCCAGCGCACCAGCCAGAACGCTTTCAACGAGTGGTTTGCCACCGTGCAGGGCCTTCTGGACGAGGACGTCGCCGGCAGGCTCATCAACAAGACGAACGATCTGGACGAGCGCCTGACCGCTCTGGAATACATGATCATCCACAACGATCTGTTCACTCACGTCGTTGACGATGATGGCAACCCGATCCTGGACGACGATGGCAACGCGATCATCGGCGACTGGAAATATGAAACCGCATAAGGAGGAACATTATGCAGATTGACGTAACAAACGGCAAACGCTTCACAGAGTACGACGCGCTGGCTGCCGTAGCCAGCGGGGAGGACGTTCTCCTGGTACGACTCGCAGACGGCACAGGCGTCAAGAGGATCCCTATCAGCGCCATCAAGGCCTTCATCAATGGAGACCTGGACACGCTGGAGACTGAGGACAAGACCAGCCTGATCGCCGCCATCAACGAAGTCTTCGGCCTGGTAGGCACCAACGCCCAAGACATCAAAGCCCTGAAGGAGCTGACCACAATGCTCGGCCAGACTGGGGCATCCAGGGCCAACTCCTTCATCTATGAGCACGCTCTCGGCACCAGCTTCACCGCTGAGCAGTCCGCTGACATTCGTGCTGGCAAGTTCGAGAAGGTCCGCACCGGCGGCTACTGGACCATCAACAGCCGAAAATACTGGGCCGCCCATGCTGACTATCGTCTGCACTGTGGGGACACAGAGCTGACTACCCATCATATGCTGGTCATCCCTGACAAGTCCTTCTATAACGGCGTGATGAATGACACTAACGTCACGACCGGCTCCTACTATGGCAGCAAGATGAAGACCTCCGGCCTGGCCAACGCTCTGGCCACTGTCAAGGCTGACTTCGGCGCAGACCACATCCTGACTCACAGGATCCTCCTGCCTAACGCTGTCAGCAATGGCGCCAGCTCCGGCTGGGCATGGTACGACAGCCAGATCGACCTGATGAACGAGCACATGGTCTACGGCTCCTACGCATGGGGCGGCGGAGTGCAGAACGGCTACGACACGGGCATCGACAAGAGTCAGCTGGCTCTGTTCCAGGCACGCCCGGATCTGATCACGAACAGAGAAAACTGGTGGCTGAGAGACGTCCCAGCGGCGACGTTTTTCTGCAATGTTTCCAACTACGGTTATGCCTCCGCCTGGTACGCCTCGAACTCCTTCGGCGTCCGCCCGGCTTTCCTGATCTATTGATCAAAAATCCCGGCCCCTCGTGGGCCGGGTAAATCTAATCAAGGAGATAAGATAGCGTGTCAGACATCCCCAAAAGTAAAAGAGCATATTCCAACCTGGAAGCGCACCACAAGGCGCTGGAGATCCGCAGGAAGATCGCGGTGGAGCTCCTGGCCAGCTTCGCCTACAGCGAGAAAAAGCTGGAGGAAGCCGTCCGGAAGCAGACGCAACACATCCAGGACCCTGAGCATAGGGCGGAGGCCGCCCAGGCCATCCGCAACCTGGAGGAAGACTTCGCCTGCTGGTTTATCAAGCGCCACCGCGACCGGGTGGACGACCTCTGCTGCGACATCGCGCAGCATCTCAGAGGCGCCAATACCATCTGGCCGACCTACCGCTTCGAGTATAAGGACAGGCGCGGCGAGCTAAACCAGGCGCTGAAGTGCTGCAATAAGCTCCAGGACGAGCTCCAGTACATCGCCGAGTCGCTGCCGGCAGACAAGAACAAGTATATGGACATCGTGCTGGAAGTCGAGGCCCTGTTCAACATGATCAAGGCACTGCGGCAGTCTGACAACCGTTTCCTGAAGCATCTGAAAGCCTAAGAATATAGGGTGTCCTCTGTACGGACCGTCCAGTCGGCGACGAATTTCTGCAATGTCAACAACAACGGTAATGCCAACAACTGGAACGCCTCGAACTCCATCAGCGTCCGCCCGGATTTCACAACTGCACAAAGTCATCGGGCAAGTTCCCGCGTGCAGCAATGGGAAAGGAGAGGCCATCCTTCCAGCGGAAGCTGGTAAATGCTAACCAGGACGCTCCCGGTCACGACCGATGGGGCTATCGCGTGGTTTTTATATGACTGTATATTTTGATGCTAATAACATTTATGACGCCGGGACCAAGGCGATGCAAAGCAGCAAGTTCAAACACGGCACCCAGCTGTTCGAGATGAACCACCTGCTGACCACTGCCCACATCCGGCAGGACTTTATCACCGGCGACTACAAGCCGGATCCGGGCAACAAGTTCCCGATCAATGAGCGCGGGCATCCGCGCTACATAACCAGTAACACGATGGTGGACAAGACGGTCAACCATCTGCTCTGCGACGAGGTGCTGACGCCGTCCATCAGCAAGTACCTGATCTATGACAACAGCGCCTCACAGAAGGGCAAGGGCGTGGCTTTCCATCGTCGCCGCTTCGAGGCTCGACTGCATCAGTATTTCATGCAAAACGGCACCAACGAGGGATACATCCTCCTGGTGGACTTCTCCGGCTATTATGCCAACATCCCGCACGACAAATGCCTGGAGGTGCTCCAGACGTTCCTGGAGCGCGAAGTCGAAGATCCGGAGACGCTGGCCATCACTGAGATGCTGCTGCCGCTCATCTTCAAGACCTTCGAGCAGGACGTCTCTCGTTTCACTGACAAGGAGATCGAGGCGATGATGGCCGGAAAAATCGACCCGATGCTGAACTACGGCGTGGATCCAGCGCTCCTGACCGGCGAGAAAATGCTCCGGAAGGGTGTGGACATCGGCTCCCAGCCTTCGCAGAACATCGGCATCGTCTACCCCTACCGGCTGGACAATTATGCCAAGATCGTCAAGGCGGTCAAAGGATACGGCCGTTATACCGATGACTCCTACGCAATCGCCCGGACCCGGGAGGAGCTGCTGGAACTTCTGGACGGTCTGGAGAAGGAGGCGAAAGAGTATGGGCTGATAATTAACCGCAAGAAAACCAGGATCGTGAAATTGTCCTCGGAGTTCCGGCACCTGCAGGTGTGCTACTCCTTAACGGAGACCGGCAGAATTATCCGGAAGATCAACCCGAAGAACATCACAAGGGAGCGGCGCAAGCTGAAGGCCTACAAGCGCCTGCTCGATAGCGGCCGCATCGACTACGCGACGGTCGAGAACGCCTTCAAGTCCTGGCTGGGAAGTCACTGGAAGTATATGTCGCATGATCAAGTTTATAACATGAGCAGCCTCTACTATGAGCTGTTCGGAAGGAGACCAAAATGGAAAAAAGGACATGGAAGATTACACTGGCTGATGGCACATCCCTCGACGGCCTCGACCTCAACGGGAACAACTACATCAGCTCCGCCGCCGTCGCCGAGGCCACCTTCGCCGGTAAGCTCTCCAGCGTGACCATCGAGGGGCCTGACGGCACCCAGACCTATCAGGACATGAAGCTGGTCCAGATCAGCAAGGTCGGCAAGAGCTACTGGTTTATCCTGGCCGAGAAGACGGCTGAGGAAAAGCAGAAGGAACTCGCCACAGCTGCTCTGGCCACCAACGCCAACAGCATCACCGACCTTCAGCTCGCTCTGGCTGAGGTCTATGAAATGATTATCGGAGGTAAATAACTATGGCTAAAGTTTACGCAGCTCTCATCAAGAAGGGGCTCAAAACCATCGACGACGTGCCCGAAAATCTGCGCGACGAAGTCCGCGCGCTCCTGGAGGAGTAAGATGATCCGGCGCTTCAGATCCTGGCTCAGAAAGGAGGTGAACAACATGGCAGTCATCTACGTCGCCCTGATCGTCAAGGGCAAGCGTACCTACGACAGCGTCCCTGACCTGATCAAGCCCCAAGTCAAGGAGATGCTGATCGACCTGGAACTGGCAGAGCTCGTCACTGAGTAAAGCCCACAATGCCCCCACGAATATCTCCGTGGGGGCATAATTCTAAGCAAATAAAAAGAAGGAAGGTACACAACATGAAAACTGGAATTTGCACAGCAGTGGGAGTCGTGGGCGGCTTCATCGCCAGCCTTTTCGGAGGCTGGGACGCAGCTCTGACCACGCTCCTGGTCTTCATGGGCGTGGACTACGCTACCGGTCTCATCGTTGCCGGCGTGTTTCACAGATCCCAGAAGTCCACAGACGGCGCCCTGGAGAGTCGCGCCGGATGGAAGGGTCTCTGCCGTAAGGGCACGACTCTCCTGGTGGTACTGGTAGCCTGCCGCCTCGATCTGGTCACGGGCTCCACATTCATCAGAGACACGACGATCATCGCCTTCGTCGCCAATGAGACGATCAGCATTATCGAAAACGCCGGACTGATGGGCGTGCCTATCCCTGCCGTCGTGGTGAAGGCCATCGACATCCTGAAACAGAAGGCGGAGGGCGACGCTAACACCAGCCCAGGCAAGGAGTAAGCCGTGAAGGCGACAAGGTCCTCCACCGAGAGGACCATCTGGAACTACTTCTGCTGCAAAGGTTTCAGCCCGGCCGGTGTGGCCGGGCTGATGGGCAACCTCTACGCCGAGAGCGGGCTCAATCCGATAAACCTCCAGAACACCTACGAAAAGCGCCTGGGCCTCACGGACGCCGAGTACACGGCCGCCGTGGACTCCGGGAGCTACTCCAACTTCGTCCGCGACAGCGCCGGCTACGGCCTCGCGCAGTGGACATACTGGAGCCGCAAGGAGGCCATGCTCAACTATGCCCGGAAGACCGGCGCGTCCATCGGCGACCTGATGATGCAGCTCGACTTCATGTTCCAGGAGCTGAAGGGCCACGTGGCCGTCTTCCAGGTACTCCGGACAGCCCGGACCGTGAAGGAGGCGTCCGACATCGTGCTGACCAAGTACGAGCGCCCGGCCGACATGAGCAACGCCGTCAAGGTAAAGCGGGCCGGCTTCGGCCAGGCATACTACGACGCCTACGCAAACACTACAACAACCTCAGAGAAGGAGGAGATCACCGTGAGCAACAGCCCTCTGGTAACGTACACCAACATCACCAAGAACAAGACCAGCCCCCGCAACCACGCCATCGACACCATTACGATCCACTGCATCGTGGGCCAGTGGACGGCGAAGCAAGGCTGCGATTTTTTTGCCACCACTGACCGCGAGTGCAGCGCCAACTACATCGTCGGCAAGGATGGCTCCATCGGCCTGTCCGTCGATGAGGCGGATCGCTCCTGGTGCACTTCCAGCCGTGAGAACGACAACCGCGCCATCACCATCGAAGTCGCCAGCGACACCGAGCACCCCTACGCCGTGACCGATGCAGCCTACGCCGCACTGATCAAGCTGATAGCCGACATTTGCAAGCGCAACGGCATCAAGAAGCTGATCTGGTCCACCAACAAGGCCGACCGCGTCAACCACTCCAACGGCTGCAACATGACCGTGCACCGCGACTATGCCAACAAGGCCTGCCCGGGCCAGTACCTCTACGACCGCCACGGCGCCATCGCTGCGGCCGTCAATGAGCTCCTGGGCTCTGGCACTACCCAGCCATCCGAGGCGGCTCCGGGGGCCGTCCAGGACTTCCCTGCGACGCCCTTCACTGTCCGCGTCATTATCCCGGATCTGAACTACCGCAAGGGCCCCGGCATGAGCTACGCGGTCAGAGGCCAGACCGGCAAGGGCGTCTTTACCATCACCGAGGTGCAGGACGGCTGGGGCAAGCTGAAAAGCGGCGCCGGCTGGATCTACCTCGAAAACCCTGACTACTGCACCATCCAGGGCGTCGCAGCGAAGCCGGCCGAGCCGGATCCTGCTGACGTGCTGGCGCAGGAGATCGCCGGCAAGGTGAAGGGCTCCGGACTGGATCCTGCTGACGTTCTGAACAGGACCAAGAAGATCCTGGGCGTGGCATGA